GTTGACTACTTTAACACAATCCAGTCTAGAGTAGCTGGAACAGGTGTAAGCGCGTAATACAAATAATTAAAGTGCTCCTTCGGGAGCACTTTTAATAAGGAGAAACATTATGTCTATAGGCGGCGGAGGATCATTTTCAAGTGATCAAACAACGTTACAAAAAGATACTGGTGCTATATCACTGTTAAGAGCAGGTAGAGCTAGAATTACTTCTATTCAAGGTAGAGGTGAAGCAGGTTCTGTTTTACTTTTACATGATTCAGCTACAACAGGTGGTGCAGGTGCAGGTAACTTAGTAGCAACTTTTAAATATGATACTGAAGGTTTAGCAGTTTATGTTCCAGGTTCTGGAATTCTTTGTAAAGATGGAATTTGTGCAACCTTAACACAAACAGGTGGATCTGACGGAAGCGTTACGTTAACTATTACAGGAGCGTAGTATGTCTAACACTACCTCTGGTTCTTATGTTTTTGATAAGAACCTCGGAATCGATGAAATTATTGAAGATGCATACGAACGTATTGGTATGCAAGGTGTTTCTGGTTATCAATTAAAAACTGCGAAACGATCTTTAAATATTTTATTTTCTGAATGGGGTAATAGAGGTTTACATTTTTGGGAAGTAAAAAATCAAAATGTATCTTTAGTAGATGGTCAAGCAGTTTATACTTTCTTTAGATCACCATCTGACGGAGCTTCAGATGGTATTTCAACTACTTTATCTGCGGGTATAAATTCTAGTGTTGCAACTATTGGAGTTGCTTCTGTTACTGGAATGCCGACAACAGGTGGGATCATAACAATTGGAACTGAACAAATTACTTATTCAGGTATTTCATCATTAAATTTAACAGGGTGTGTTAGAGGTGTTAATGGCAGCACGGCTGCAACTCACACTACTGGTGATGCTGTTCTACAATTTCCAAACGGCATGACTGATATACAAGAATTAAATTATAGAGTTGCGTCCACAAATGTAGATACACCAATGACAAAAATCAGTAGATCACAGTATCAAGGATTTTCTAATAAAACTTCAAAAGGTTTACCTACACAATATTGGGTTCAAAGATTTATAGATAAGGTTACAGTTACTTTATATCTAACACCAGGTACTTCACAAGCTGGTGATTTTATAAATTTTTATTATACAAAAAGAATTGATGATGTAGGTGCTTATACAAATGCAAGCGATGTGCCATATAGATTTGTACCTTGTATGATTGCAGGTTTGTCTTACTATTTAGCTGTAAAGTACGCACCACAAAGAGTTCAAGAATTAAAATTATTGTATGAAGATGAATTGTTAAGAGCAGAGGACGAAGACGGTTCTTCTAATTCTACTTACATCTCACCTAAAATTTATTATCCGGGTATTGGTTAATGACTACTTTTTCGCAAGGTAAATATGCTTTAGCTATTTCAGATAGATCAGGCATGGCTTTTCCATATAACGAAATGGTTAGAGAATGGAACGGTGCATTTGTGCACATATCAGAGTACGAGCCTAAACAACCACAATTAGATCCTAAACCAACAAGTGCAGACCCACAAGCTTTACAAAGAGCAAGAACTGCTAGAACAGAATTTCCAACAGAAGATTTTTTAATAAATAATCCAATTACAACTGCAGCTGCTGATGCAACTGTTTCTATAGCTTTTGAGAATGGTGCCATGCAGGTAAATGATTTTGTTAGATTAAGAGATGTTAAATCTCCAGTAGGTGGTGTTGCAATAACTACTTTACAATTATCTACAACTTTAAATGGTGCAATTACAGCTTCAGCTACTACAATTACTTTAGCTGATGCATCAGCATTTCCAACATCGGGTTTTGTTGTAGTAGAAAAAGTAAATAGCACAACAGGATTTTATGAAAATGAAGTCATTGAGTACACTGGAAAATCTTCAAACGATTTAACTGGATGCACGAGAGGGACAAGTGCTCCTTATAGAGGGGTTAGTCCTGTAAATACAACAGCAAGTGAACATGCAACAGGAGCAAAAGTATTTGGTGCATACAAAATAGCTACACTTAATGAAATATCTTCACCAGCAGGATACAATGATAGCACAGGTAGTCCAGCGACTACCACTACACAAACAGGTTTTACATTTGAGCTAGTTAGTAATGCTAGTAGCACAGAAACAGGAGGCGGTTTTCAGTGTACAATTGGACCGATAAATGATAGGGCTTAATTATGTCAGGAGTTAAAAATTATACTTATACTACATTAAAACAAGCTATCTTAGATTATGCTGAAGTAGATGATACTGTTTTTACTACAGCTATTTTAGATGGTTTTATAATGGCTGCTCAACTTAGAATATATCAAGAGCTTCCTATGGATTCTGAAAGATTTGTTCAAGAAGGTACATTAGTTACAAACGATAATACAATTAATGCACCGGCTGGATGTTTATTTGTAAGAGGAATTGAAGTTTTTGAATCTGTTGCTAATACAGAAGGAAACGGTAAATGGTTAGAGAAAAAAGATCAAACATATCTATCAGAGTTTGTTGATAGAAAATTTGGACCATCTGGAGACATACAATCTCCTACAGATACTACTAATTCTGTAACAGGTTTTCCCAAATACTATGCGATGTTTGGTGGTGCTGACAATATTACAGATACTACTTCTGGAGGAATGTATTTAGCTCCTACACCTGATGCTAATTACAAATTTAGAGTTTATTATAACAAGTATCCAAATGGTCTTGGATCTGGAACTGATTTTAATGCTAATACATACTTAAGTACAAACTTCTCACAAGGCCTTTTATATGCATGTTTAGTAGAAGCTTTTGGGTATTTAAAAGGTCCAATGGATATGTTGACATATTATGAAAATAGATATAAAAATGCAATACAACAGTTTGCAGGAATGCAACTAGGAAGACGAAGAAGAGACGATTACACTGATGGTACAGTTAGAATACAAGTTAAATCTCCGTCCCCGTAAATTGAGGTAAAAAATTATGACAATAACATCGGCAATAGCAAACTCATTTAAGGTAGAAATTCTACAAGGTGGACATAACTTTAACGACGCAAGTGGTGCTCCTACAGGTAACACATTTAAAATAGCTTTATATGCTAGTGACTCAGCTTCACTTAGTAAATCAACAACTGCTTACGCAGCGCCTACGGACGCAAACGCAAAACCAACTTCAACACATGAAGTTAGTCAAAAAACTACTGACGGTGGTGCTACTGCAACAGGTTACGATGCAGGTGGAAAAGCTTTAACTGCAAGTGCAGATCCAGTTTTATCTACAGACACAGCGTGCGTAAAATTTAATGATATAAGTTGGACATCAGCTTCTTTTACAGCAAGAGGATGTTTAATTTATAATAATACAAACGTCACTGGTTTTACTAACGACAGAGCAGTCTGTGCAGTTAATTTTGGTGCAGATAAAACTGTAACAAGTGGAACATTCACAGTTCAATTCCCAGCTCAAACTGCAGGTAACGCAATCGTTCAGATAGCATAAGGAGTAAATCCTTATGGCTAACACTTGGAACCAAGCCGGAACCACCTGGGGTCAAAATAGTTACGGTCTTCAAACTGAAATTCTAGTTCCTATAACTGGTTTATCAACTACATCAACAGTCGGAAGTGTTTCAGCTTTTAATGAAAGTGGATGGGGCCAAGATAGTTGGGGTATTGAAACCTGGGGTGAATCCGGTAATGTTGCTGCATTAACAGGTTTATCAGCTACATCTAGTGTAGGTGAATTAAGTGCATTTCCTCTACAAGGTTGGGGTAGAACAACATGGGGTGAAGAGCCTTGGGGTGAAAGTAATAACCCTGTCGTCTCGTTACCTGGTTTTACATTAACAACATCTTTAAACGTACCTACTGAGTTTGTAGAAATAAGACCTGGTTGGGGTACACTTGACTGGGGTGAAAATGGTTGGGGTACTGTTGAGTCAGCAGTATTTAATTTAACAGGATTATCTGCAACATCTTCTGTTGGAGCTTTAACTCCTGACGACATGGCTTTTGGAATAACTGGTTTAAGTTCTTCAACAGCTGTAGGTTCTTTAATTGCTAAATCAGATTTTAGCACAGTCCTTCCCGCATTTAGTTTACAAAGCACTGTAGGACTTTTATCCGCAGATGATCATTCAGTAGGTTTACCTGGTTTTTCCGCTACAAGTGCAGTAGGAAATATATCGCCTGCAGATGTAATGGGTATAACTGCTCCGTCTGCTGCTCAAACTGCTTTAGGAAGTATTACTATTACATCTAATCCTGTTGTAGATTTAGTAGGTGTTTCTGCTACAAGCTCTATAGGTTCTTTAACAATAGATAATATAACCCTTGCATTGTTAGCAGGTCAATCAGCCACAACAGCTGTAGGATCGTTTACTACTGTACAGGTTACAATTGCTACCTTAAATGGATTAGGTTTAACAGCTGTAACTGCTGTTGGAGAACTTACAACTACGGGATATGCTGACATTGACATTACAGGAAATACTACTTATAATGATGTTGACGTTACGGGAAATACATCGTATACAGACGTAACACACGTAGTTTAGGAGAAAAAAATTATGGCATCAACATATACTGATCTTGGTATAGAACTAATGGCAACCGGTGAAAATGCTGGTACATGGGGAACAAAAACTAATAACAATTTATCTTTATTTGAACAATTAACTGGTGGATTTAATTCACAAGCTGTAACTGATTCAGGAACACCAACAGCTTTAACAATTGTAGATGGAGAGACTACTGGAACAGCTCAACATAGAATGATTGAACTTACAGGAACTATTTCTGGAGCCAGAGTTGTAACAATTCCTTTAGATGTAGAAACCTTTTATTATTTAAGAAATTCAACATCCGGTGCATATACAGTACAATTTAAATATGTGTCAGGTTCAGGAGATTCACATACTTTTTCAGCTACAGATAAAGGTGATGCTATTTTATTTGCAACAGCAAATGATGGAACAAATCCAGATATATATAAAATAGCAACTGGAGATGTAACTCTTACAGGTACACAAACTTTAACAAACAAAACTTTAACTAGTCCTAAAATTGGAACTTCAATTTTAGATACAAGCGGAAACGAATTAGCTTTATTAACAGCTACAGGTTCTGCAGTAAACGAATTTACAATAGCAAATGCAGCTACAGGTGCAGGACCAACTCTTTCATCTACAGGTGGTGACTCAAACATAGATATTAACATTACTCCAAAAGGAACTGGAGATGTAGTTCTTGCAGGTGACACTGTAAAAGTTGGAGACTCTGGAGCGGCAGCGGTCTTAACCTCAAATGGTGCTGGAACACTAACCGTAACAACTGGTGGTGCATCAGACTTAGTTTTAAGCACAAACTCTGGAACAGATTCTGGAACTATCACAATTACAGATGCAGCAGATGGAAACATTAACATTGCACCAAATGGAAATGGTGTTGTTCAAGCTGGTGGTTCAGCGGTAAAAGTAGCAGGAAAAGAAACTATTTGGGTTCCAGCAATTGCAATGTATCCAACAACTACAAATGGTGCAGAAGCTGCACAAACAGAATTAACAGCTGGACAACCTGAACTTAAATCTTTAGATTTTGATAAAGATAGTGATGAGTTTGCTCAATTTGCAATAGCATTTCCTAAATCATGGAATGAAGGCACAGTAACTTTTCAACCTTTTTTTACAGCAAATACAACAAACACGGGTTCAACTAAATTTCTTTTAGCGGGTGTTGCAGTAGCTGATGATGGTCCTATCGATGCAGCGTTTGGAACAGCACAAGGAACAGCAATAGGATTTAGTGGCACAGCTAATGATTTAATGGTTGGAAATGAATCAGCTGCAATTACAATTGCAGGTTCACCTGCGGCAGGTGAACAAGTATTTTTTAATATCTTTAGAGATGTTTCAGCAGATAATTTAACAGCAGATGCAAAACTATTAGGTATAAAATTATTCTTTACTACTGATGCTGCTAACGACGCATAATAGATAGGAGTTAAAAGTGACAGGATTTGGAAGTAACATATTAGGTTTTGGAACTGGTGGTGGAGTAATCATCAGAGATCCTTTTACGGCCTCTCACGTACTATTAGTAGGCGGAGCAGGAGGCGGAGGCGGTGACCGTGGAGGCGGTGGAGGTGCAGGAGGCTATAGACTTCTTACATGTCAACCTTTTCCAGGAGCACCAGTTGTTGTAACAGTTGGAGCAGGATTAGCAGGTTCTTTTGGTGGATCAACTAACCAACCAGCAGGAAACACTTCAGTAGCATTAGAAGCAGGAACTATAACTGCAAATGGTGGCGGTGGAGGAGCTTCAGGTTTCTCTAATCCAGGTGATGGCGGTGGATCAGGTTATGGTGCACCGGGTGGATCTGGCGGTGGAGCAGGTTCTCCTCCTCCAGGAGCAACAGCACCAGGAGGTTCAGGAAACTCTCCTCCAGTAAGTCCTTCACAAGGAAACCCAGGAGGTTCAGCATCAACAAACGGTACTTTTCAAGACTCAGGTGGTGGTGGTGGAGCTAGTGGCAGCGGATCAGGTTCACCAGCTGGTCCAGGAGGCGGTGGATCTACAAGTCACGTGCCTCATTTTGGACCTGCACCACAACCTTTTTACGCAACATCACCAGGGGCATATGCCGGTGGCGGTGGTGGAGGTCAAGATAATAGAGAAGGCCCTCCTCCAGGTTCAGGTGGTTCAGGCGGAGGCGGACCTGGTGGTTCAGGAACAGGAACTGCAGGAGCAGCTGGTACAGCAAATTCCGGTGGCGGAGGAGGAGGATCCTCACGTTGTAACGGAGGCGGTGGAACAGGTGGTTCAGGAACTGTTTTAATTAAAGTTCCATCACCACAAGCACCAACAGTTTCAGTAAGTCCTCCAGGATCAGGATCAGTGACAAATTTTCCAGGATATACAGTTGTGGCTTTCACTGCTAGTGGGGAGTTAAAAAGAGTTTAATTATGGCACACTTTGCTAGATTAGATGAAAATAATAAAGTCCTTTACGTAGTGGTTGTGGCTAATGATGTGTCTACTTCAAACGGACCATTAGGTGAAAATGATATGCATCCTGATGGAGAATCATGGTGCACTAAATTTTTTAAAAAATCTAATTGGAAACAAACTTCATACAATAATAATTTTAGAAAACAATATGCAGGTCCTGGTATGACCTATGATGAAAATGCTGATTTATTTATAGCGGTTAAACCTTTTGAATCTTGGATATTAGATAATAATTTTGATTGGCAACCACCAGTCGCTAAACCAGACATCTTAGAACATAATGGTACACCCATGTATCCAGAATGGGACGAAGAAAATTTAAGATGGAAAGGTAATAATGGTGAAGAGGTTGATGGTGTTGTAACTTGGTATGAGTATCTCTGGAATACAGATACTTTTTCGTGGGAAAACAAAACTGTAAAACCTATTTTTAATTCCTAATAATACTTGAT